CGGGGGGTAACCCCCCCCGACCCCTGGAGATAGGAGCACGCCCGAAAGCGTGTAGTTGTAAAAATTCAGTTTGATATTCATAGGGAATTTGGATTTGTACCTCTCACACTTTTCATAGAGACTTAGTCTAATTTGGATTGTGTCATGTACACTTTCATAGCCTAGTGGCGTCTTATTGAACTATACAGCGACACTTTTATCACCCCAATCCCATACTGGACAGATTTCGTGGAAATTCATTATAGGAACTCAACATTACTGGATACGGACTTGATAGAAGTATAATTGACTCACTATCTTCGGATAGGTTCTCTCTTGGTATCCTTACTACCTACACTAGGTAACGATATCCCTTATTGGATTACGTTGCTTATCTTAGGCCTCCAAAGTAAGAGCGGAAGTAGAGAATGTATGAATGTGTGTGTGAATGGTTAGCCCTACGTATATAGAGGCCCTAAGGTCTGCGTTGAGTGCACTAGACACGCAGATATCTCCTTATTTGTGCAAGCCAATCGGCCTGGTGGCTGTATTTGGGAGAGTGTCTCTTGGGGAGGATTCGAGCCGAATCTTCCCTGTGATACTTTTTCTCAGATACGGCTGCCAGGGTTGCCCCCTTGAAACCTGAACTAAGGACCATACACGGCGAGCATCCGTGGTGCGAGGTAAAGGTGGATCTGGGCGTTCCGGTGGGTCGCATGTGAGCTAGCTCTCGCCTACCGGGCGTCGTTTCGGGCGTCGTGGGCACACTATTTTGTGTGCGAGGGGATGGAGTTTACCGCAATTGCGGAAAACTGTGGTGCGATTTCGCACATGCTGGAACAGACCAACGTTCCTAATAAGAGCTATAACGCTCCGCGAATTGCAGGCTCGCGATTCGCAATACTGAAGAACCATAAGGGTTTTTCGGTACCCGACGATGAGCCAACCGGACCTCGACAACCGTCTGCGGCAGAAGCTGCTGAAGGGTTGCGTCGTATCACTGGAACCCGACGTTTGCCGTGGTTCTGGGTGAAGTCGAAGGCGACACGGACATGGCCCTCCATGTCTGTTCCTTGCCTGCCCGACGAATACTCAGAGCTTCTGAAGACGGATGAGTACTCAGTTGCGAAACTGCCTGAATACATCGAACAGTTGCGCATGGTGACGACAGAGTACATGCTTGATGCGGCAATCCGTGACAATATGGGTCTTCCTGTCTGGTATGGACGAAAGTTGTTCTTTGTTGGACAAGGTCAACTCCGTCACCAGTTGACGGAGTTCCGTGCACGTGATAAACGTGCAGGTCTCGGGAACGGCGGCCCTTTCAGGCAACAATTCCGAGACCTGTACTGTGACCAACAACCCGTGGACCTGGACTCACTTTCGTGTGAATGCTACTACGATCCGAACCGTGACTACGACAGGTATGAAGATTCCGATGACTGGAGCTCCCTCCATTCAGATGACTACTACGACCACGAGTTTTCTGGACCTGCTGAGAGTGGTGACCTAGATTTCTTCTATGATTGTGAAGAACCCGAGGATGTCAAGGAAGAGCGGCGCAAAGAATATCAGCGCGCCATGAGAATGCACCAAGCGGCTTTGGTTCGAGAAGCACGACCTGAATGGAAACGAGCACGAAACGGACAACGGAGTCTGGAGGAGAAGCGAGCGAAGCGTGACAAACTGATCTCGATGAGGTTAACTGGTGTGGCACAATCACTGTTTTCAGTGGAACATGCGCACAAGTTCCCCTTCTTCGAGGATTTGGTGACGAAGCTGACGGCGGTCAAGGACGAGATCGACTGGAAGAATGTTATTGCAGAATTCAGTTTCTTCTTCGCGCATCTTGCGAGTGGAGGAATCTCGAAATCCAACGTGACGACGAGCGTTTTACATCTGCTCAAGAATCTGCCCGTCAAAGACATCGCGTATAATATCCACAAGTGGGTGAAGCGTATGGATAATGCACAATCGGTGAGTATGAGCGGACTTGGTGTAGCCATTTCCGCTGTCATCTCTTGTGTGTTCGCCATGATGTTTTCGAAGCTGCCAGCCGACAAGTCGATTGATCAGTTCATCATGCGTTTCTCGCGCGTTGGACATCTCATCTCTTCGGTGGAAAAACTGGACAGTGTCTCAAAAAAAGCAACGGACCTCGTAGTCAGCTTTGTTAAACAATGTGTCTTTGGATACGATGATGAAGCTGTCAACGAGATGAAGGACTTCAACACCTTCTGTGATGAGGCTCAGTCTCTATTCTATCCTGGAGTAGAGGCTACACTTGGAGAAGGTGAACCCAACAGAACGAAACTCGAACGTCTTTGTGATCAAGCTGATGGACTTCAGCAGGTTCTTGATGCTAAACGAGTACCCTATTCACAGACGGAACGGTTCAGGAAGTGGTCTCTGTACGTGGCTCAGTTACGCGCAGCGGCCGCCAATGCCGCGATGGGAGAACTTCGACCACGTATTCCCCCTGTACTTATCCACTTCATTGGAGACACTGGAGTGGGAAAGTCAAACATGCTGGACTATCTGAACACTGACCTGTTGGTAGCCATGGGAAGCCGAGACGTAAAGGACTTGCATAACCTGGTCTACTATCGGAACCCTCTGAATGCGTACTATGACGGATACAGGAACGGTACGAAGATCTTGGTGTGTGATGATTTTGGCGCGGCCAAGGATACGATCACGAACCCCAATCCTGAAGTACTGGAGACTATTCGTCATACCAACGGAGTTCCGTACCGTCCCCTGATGGCGGACCTCTCCGGTAAGGCGAGTGCAGTCTTCGAGGCTCAGGTCATCATCTGGACCTCAAACAGAGATACGTTTAGCTTCGACTCATTGACCAATCCCGAGGCCATCTATAGCCGAGTGAAGCTTAGGTTCCGTCAAAAAGTACGACCTGAATTTATGAAAGAAGTAGATGTTTACGGTACTCGTTGTAAGTCGCTGGATTCCGCAAAGGTTGTGGCACATCTCGAGAACGATCCCGAGGCTTTCCGCACTTGTATGCTGTTTGACCAACTCACGTTGGAAGGCACAGTGTGGCGGGAAGTCAAGAAGGACCTGACGTTCGACGAGATGTCTGCGATTTGTGTGGATACTGTTAAGAAGAACCAGGCAGTGGGAGGAGAGGTTATTCAAGATCGTCGAGACTATTTTGCCCGTAAGGTTGCCCAGGCTACGGGAGTAGCTGAGGTCTCCAGTGACGAGATCTTCCTTCGATACGTTGAAGAAACTACGCGACCCGCATATATGTCAACAGGGAAAAACTGGAGGTGGCCCCTAGGTAACGGGATGAGACACATTCCCCTGCATTTGGCCATGTCCCAGTGGGTGAAGAACTACCCTGCCCAAGAGTTGAGGAACACTTGTATGGAAAAATTCTATCAGCCCGATGCGATGAAGCGCCTCTATGCGGAGCTGCTGCTCTCTGCGAAATGTATCCAGGTTTATCCTGGGTTTGAGCACCAGGCAGTATCTTCGTGTGTAGGCGTTTTCGTCGGTAAGATGGAAGGCCTAGAAGAACTTGCAGTTGAATCGGAAAACGATCTCCTCGATATGACCCGTGAAGGACAGTTTCGCGTTTGCGTGGAATGCCATCACAAAGATCCTAGTCTGATGGAAACCTGCTCGACGCAGGTGCGTGATCTCGCTACGAACTATACCATTTATACAGCGGGTATTCGCGTTGGACGACCGGAGTCTCCCGAAGAACAACAGACGTGGAGAAGCTATATGAAGTTTTGGATCTGGTGCATCAACCTTGGTGTGTTCAGCACTCTCCTGATTATGGCATTCAAGTGGTTGTTCCGCACTCTTACCAAGATCAATACTGCGATCTCAAACACAATCACTGGAGCGATCAGTGGAGTGGGTAACCTCTTCGCTGGCACCTCCACTGGATTGGCTGAGGTGGCTGTATGGAAAGATGATGGTGGAGTGTGGCACGCACGAACATCTGCGTTCGACGACCCTAAGATTGCTGAGCACTTCCGGAATGATGAACGTTTTGTTATCCATGGCGACGCAGAAGTTGTCGATATGACGAAAGTGACAGTAATGCATGGAGAAGCCGCGGAGATGCAGCGAACTGGCCAAACAGCTATGGGCCTCTTCTCATTCAGTGATGACGATATCATCACAGATACGGGAGAGACTGTAGGTGGGAGGCGAGCAGGTAAGCAAGAAGCGTATAACTCAGGAGCAGCCCGATCACAACAGACTGGTCGAGTGGAAATATACCAAGCTGGCCAAGCGCGCTCATCACAAACAGGACGGGTTGAGGCTCAGATCGAACGGGCCTCAGGATCGGTACAATCGCTTTCTGACCAGAATGCTGGGGAAGTGAGGAACCGTGTTGTCAAGAACATCTATGGCATCATGACCGGTCCTGATCCCGACACACTGGTACGTCTCGGGACGTGCACGATCTTACAGGGTCGTGTTGGCATCACCAATCGTCACATCATCGCATCCCTCATGGACTACGTAGGGCTCGTGAGTTTCACCAAGAAACTATACGTGATGAAGAAGGAGGATCTTGTGACCTACCACATCCCTGACAGTGACTTGAAGATGGGGAAACGCGACGCTGCTGTTTTTGAACTGCCAACTATGTTCCCAGTTCACTCCAGTATCGTCCGCTACTTCATGACTCCGGAGGACTTCTCGCGACACACCAACGTTCCTAAGGCCTCGATGGTGTGGTGTGAGATGCGCAACGGACGTCCCATCCTGCGGTATTATGATTCGAATTTGATGGTTGCTCAGCAATCACGGTTCTTCGACCTACAGGAAAAGGGGCAAGTTCTTAAAATCCGTGACTTCTACCTTCACGGTTTTGAGACTGTCAACGGAGATTGTGGAGCCCTGATCATTGCCTTTGACCCTGCTATGCAAAACAAGATCTGTGCAATGCACATGGCCGGATTCGATGGAGAACACTTCACTGGAGCGGCTGTCGCACTTCACACCGGAGTAATTGGAGCCCTTCTGGACGGTATTCGCCCACTTCTGAAACACCGAGCGTCGTTGTTTGATGGTACAGTTCCTGGCGTAGTCTCAGGAGGTATTCAAGTTGAAGACGGCGAGATCATCCTGGCGACGAAAATTCCGGAAGGTTTCATGTACATCGGCCAAGTCGAGAACCCCGTGTTCGAGAACACCCGAACAACACTCAGGAAGTCGCCAGTGTACGACATCTGTGGACCTGTGAAAAAGAAGCCAGCCTACTTGGCTCCTTTCAAGCAGGGTGATATGGTGATTGACCCCAGGATGATGGCGATGAAGAAAGCAGCCGGGCCAAACATGCGTGTACACCCCCAGTTTCTGGAAGAAGCACTCAACAGTGTGAAACAAAAGATCAACTCCCAAGTTCGCCTCTCTGATTGCCGCGTCCTAACGTTTCAAGAAGCGATCGCCGGTATTGCCGGTGATGACTGCTACCCTCCAATCAACAGGACAACATCACCCGGTTACGGCTGGACGAAAATTGGTAAAGGTAAGACACGATGGCTCGGTACTGACGACTATGTGTTCGATCACCCGGATCTAGTCGCTGCGTACAATGATGGCATGGCGGGGCTACGACGAGGAGAGCGCTTGGGCAAGTTTTGGACAGATACCATGAAGGACGAACTCCGTCCTATCGAGAAGGTTGACCAGGGCAAGACTAGGCTGTTCTCTGCCGGTGAGATGGTGCAAACTATCATTCTCCGGCAGTACTTCGACGGCTTTGCCGCGCACATGGCACGGAATCATACCAATGTCGAGAGTTGTGTCGGAATTAACGTGTACTCAATGGACTGGGAGCTGTTGGCTCGGAGGTTGCAGCGAAAGGGGAGAGCCGTCGTGGCAGGTGATTTTACCAATTACGATGGTTCTCTCCCTGCGTCTGTAATCTGGGCCACGTTGGACGTGGTAGAAGATTTCTACGCCAAGGCCCCAGGTGACTCTGAAGACATGGAGATCCGTACACTGCTCTGGCTTGAGATTGTGAATTCTATTCACATCTCGGGCAGGGACGTGTATGTGTGGACACATGGTCAACCATCTGGATGCCCCTTCACCTCACTTCTCAACTCCGTCGTCCATAGTATTGTGGTGCGTGTTGTTTTTCTGCTTTGTGCAGAGAAGTATGCACCCCAGTATTGTTCGATGGCGGCGTTTGAGGAACACGTCAACCACAATAACTATGGTGATGATGACGTCACGAACATCAGTGACGAGATTCTTCCATGGTTTAACCAGATCACACAAGCCGAGATGTATGCAACATTCGGAATGACGTACACAGACGAAGCCAAAACAGGAGAAATGGTTTCCCACAGGTACCTCGAGGACATTGCCTTTCTCAAGCGGAAGTTTCGGTGGGACGCTGATCAAGCGCGACATCGGGCACCGCTCGAGTTGGACACGATTCTCGAGATGCCGTGTTGGAACAAGACCCGGACAGACAGCCAAGCAGCTCTCACTGCGCTAGTGTTGCAAGATGCCGTTTACGAACTCTCACAACACTCGCGACAGATCTGGAACCTGCACTACCCCAAACTCGACGCCGCACGAAGCGCAATATACCACATGGCCCCATGCGCGTTTCCAACATATGAAGAAGCTAACCGCATCGACATGGAGAAATACGTGTACCGTGGAAAATTGTCGCAAAACCCCGTGATCAGGGCTTCGGACTATTCGCCGGACGGTCCGATGCAGCAAATCCCGCTGGGGTGCTTGTCTGGGAAGTCCCAGTCAGCGGAGGGAGAGGTATTTACCTCTAGTGGTGCATGTGTGCCCTCCAAAAACAATAGGCTATGCACTCGGCGTGCTGGTGTGGGTCGATTAAGTGGTCCCCACCCCGAAGAAAACTCACTTGCTACAACTCAAACACTAACACTACAACTCGAACAGCTACAACTGACAGAAGACAATGGCTGGAAACAGCTATCCCAGGGAATCATCGACGTGGTCAATGTTTACACTCAGGTGATGGAGCAGCGAGCAGGAGGCTGGAAGCCCGATATGGGTATGGTTGCCAACACGGCTCGCTCACTCCACCGCGCATGTAACTCCTTGATCACGCTTCGTGGTTCCCCAGGGGTTGTAATTCCGCCGACTGACCCCGAACTCAACGCTGCACAAGCAGTTGCCTACCTGGATCAAGTGGATCAGCTCCCTGACATCGATTTTGGTGTCGATACAGTCGATGAACACCTCGACGGTATCTTTGACACCCCTACTGGTGTGGCACAGTCTGGTCTCGAACAGCCCAGCGAGATTCCGAATTTCGCGGGCCAAGAGGGTGAGACTGTGTTACAGCAGGAGGTAATGAAGATTGTGGAGGATGGACAAGTGAATGTAGAGGATCGTGCCATTTCTACCACCGTGCCAGAAGAAATTCAGTGCGGTGCTGAAGACGGACTTACCAATGATATCATCGGTTTCCTTCGTCGTCCGGTCCTGTTGAAGTCATTCGACTGGACTAAGGGCCAAGGGACTGGCGCGCTCATCTCAGAACACGATTTTCCTCACGCTTGGATCTTCTCCAATCCAATGATCCAGGAAAAGCTGCGTGGGTTTCGTTTCCTACGCTGCACGTTCGTCGTTGAAATCCAAGTTAACGCCCAACCGTTTAACGCTGGAGGACTCCTCGCCTGGTTTAACCCTCTCGAGGACGATCGCTCCACGGAACTTTCCTCCGCACACCACCTAGGAGGAAAGTTCGGATACCCGAACGCAGTGTACCGATGCAACGAGTCAACAGCCTGCCGAATTCGTATTCCCTTCTTCCCGGTCATGTCTCACTATGACCTCGTCGAAGGGTACGGAACTGCAGGGCGGCTCCATGTGGAAGTGCTCTCCGCACTTACTGGCGCAGACGATGTCGACGGTACGATCTGGTGCTGGGCAGAAAACATCGATCTTGCCATGCCTACCGGTATCCCGCCGGCCCCTGCCCTGTCTGGAAAGGCACAGGCCGGGACCGCTGAGGCACTGACAGGCAATGTTATGAAGATGGTGGACGCTGTTCCGGGCGCATCCCTGGTGAGCTCGATCCTTCCGGAAGCTATGGACAAGGCCGCGTCTGTGATTACAAACGCAGGGGCGATCGCGACTGCTTTCGGTTGGAGTAAGCCGCTGAACAGTAACATCTCGGAAAACATGCAAATGGCACATGTCCGGTTCGCACCAAATGCCACTGGAACAACTGACGCTCGTGTGATGGCGCTCGATGGCAAGAATACCACTGCCACTGCGAGCGACGTCTTTAACACCAAGGCGGACGAAATGTCATTCAAGGAGATCATCCGGCGACCGGTGTACCTGACGAAGTCTGTTTTGCGGAAAACGCAGAAGGCTGGAGACCGCGTCATGTACTTTCCTGCCGATCCGTGTTGGTGTGAACGCCGAGTCGTGGGAAGCGGAGAAACCAAAGGAATCATCCGGAACGAGACGTACTTGTCGTACCTTTCGACGAACGCCGCCTTCTGGCGGGGTCCTTTGAAGTACAAGTTCGTCTTTTTCAAGACCCCATTCCATTCCGGACGTATCCGGATCACCTTCGTTCCAGGACCACGTATTCAATCCACCGAAACGATCGATCTGGCAAAGTGTTACTCTGAGATCCACGATATCCGAGGAAAGATGGACATCGAGTTCACGGTGCCATATAGTTTTAACCAACCGTGGCGACCGACTGAGAGTCGAGGGCTTGCGCAAACTACACCGGAGCAAGAGACCTTCTCGCTGATCCCGCAGGGTATGATCATGGTAACTATCGTGAACGCCCTGCGAGGTCCTCCAACTGTTGGCGATGACGTTGAGTTCTTCACCATGATCAGCGGTGGGGAAGGTTTCCAGTTTGCGATCCCCTGGGTGAACCCCACCATTCACCCGTTCTACAACTGGAATACACCAACCGGAAAGGCGCAGTCTGGAATCTACTCCCCTTGTGGTGGAGGAGTAGCTGCGCCAGTCGACCCCACGATCAACGTTCGAGGTGTGGGCGAAGTATTCACTGGCTTCCGTCAGTGGCTCAAGCGTGCAACTCGGCGACAGACTAACACCAATCTGCCGTTTACGTTTCTCGACCAGACTCCACCACAAACACTCGAAAATCTGCATGGACGACTCGAAACCCCAATCTCTCGAGCAGTGCTCCTGTATCGCTTCTATTGTGGAAGCATGCGGTGGCTTCTGCCCGCTGGAACCAAGGACTATGAGATCGCATCCATTCCGCCGGAACAACAACTGCCCGGCGTTTCGCTGAAGGTAGGAGGCACAGGAGCACCTATTGCCATCATTCCAGCTGCAGATTGCCCCACTGAGCTACAGTTTCCCTTCTACCAACTGTGGCCTGCGCTGCCGACCGAGATCGCCAGCCAACCCTTGTCATTCATCTACGACCATCTTCCGAACCACAACTTCCAGGGGATACCCTATAATCCTGGAACTGCGGTCGTGAACGTAGGGGACGACAGTCCACTGAGCGTAGCCTACCACGCAATCGGTGAAGACTTCCACTTCGGATATTTGCTGGGCCCACCCATCACGTACATGGAGACGGTAGTTTCAACATAGGGGGCGTTCCACCTGATACGCCAAACAAAAACGCAAAAAAATTTTTGCCATTTTTTTTTATTTTACTTTTACAGTAAACGCTTCGGCTCTAACCAGTCTTCGGACGACACCTATCTGCAGGGTTGTGCAGAGTTTGCTAAGG